GAAACTGGTGAAACTGGTGAAACTGGTGCAACTGGTGCAACTGGTGAAACTGGTGAAACTGGTGAAACTGGTGCAACTGGTGCAACTGGTGAAACTGGTGAAACTGGTGCAACTGGTGCAACTGGTGAAACTGGTGCTACAGGTGAAACTGGTGAAACTGGTGAAACTGGTTTAATTGGTGCTACAGGTGAAACTGGTGAAACTGGTGAAACTGGTGAAACTGGGGCAACTGGTCCTACTGGTCCTAACTCAGTAATTGGTTATCTTGAATATAGAAATATTGGTCCAAGTCAAAATTCTCAAATATTTCCTGGACAATACTTTACATTTTCAGATCAAATTCATAATAATAATAGTGATATTGTAGTTACTACTGATGCTAGTGGAACAATATTTACTATTGAAGCTGGAACATATTTAATAGATTTTGAAACTAGTTTAACTACTACTGATCCAATTTCAATATATAAAGGTTTGAGTGAACCATTAACTGCTGATACATCTACTACAACTGGTTCTAATACACCTGGTACATGGATTCATGGAACATCTATTCAATTTTTTTCACAAACAACTATGCTAGGTATTTCTACTGTTGGTTCTAATATAACTAGTGTTGCACAAACTGGATCAGATACTAATTCATATATGATTAGAATCTGTATATTAAAAATTGCATAAAATTATAATTTTTATTTATTTATAAATTTTATTTTACATAAATTTTCTATTTTATTTATTAATTTTTTAGTTTCAATATTATATTTTGATTTACCATTTTCTAATTCATTATATATGTTAGTTTGAATATTTAATTTATTTGAAAAATCTTTTTGAGTCATTTTCATGCTAACTCTTGCTTGTGTTATTTCTTTTGATAATTCTTTTGGAATAATTTCATGTTTAAATACTTCAGTATTATCATTTTCTAATTTATTATTTCTATCAATAATTGATGTATCGCCTTTTCTATTCTCTATTTTTTTATTTACAGTTTTTGGTACTTTTGAATATATTTCAACTTTCTGCCAATCTTGATGATCCATTATATTGTATAATATATAAATATTTTTATACAAAATTTTTTATAAAAAATAAAAACTTATAAAAAAATTTTTATATTTAATATGGTTTTTGAAACCATGTAATTTGTTTTTATAAAAATCGATTATTCTATCATTCTATTAAAGATCCACACATACCGCAGTGCTTTCTCAGTATAATTACTAATACATACCATATTATTTCTAATATTATAAATATTAATAATGTATTATTATCACTAATAATACAATCATTGCTGATTATACCTAGGACACGCCTCCCTATTTTTCAATAAGTAACCCCATATACGTTTAATATATGTACGCTGTCCAATATGTGTACTCTAGACTTTAAAGCCTTTCGACTTTATAAGGTGTCTAGATAGTTGATTGGCTACCTCTCTTACCTATAATTAAAAGTTTAATATAAATTAATATATTCAATTTTTTATAATAATACAATAATATAAATTTCTAAGTGTTTATACTATATTACTATATTACCCCCACCAATATAAATTTAATATATAACGCAATAATATATACATACAAATGACAACTTTACTTATTAACCAACACTTTATTAACAATTTAAAAAACCCTTACACTGTTTATGAATCAACGCGTGTTAAATTTATTGAAAATATTATAATAACTAATAATAATCAATACTTTGATATTAGTGGTAATGATATTGAATTCGATGGAAATTCAAAAGTTGTTACTATCGTATCTGAATGCTATCCTGGTTTAATTACAGAATCATCTGAATCAATTGGTTATAATAATATTACTATTAAAAATTTTATTATTTCTAATAAACTTGATAAAGAAAATAAATGTAAAAGTAGTTGCAAATGCAAAAATAAATGCATTTATTTTTATAAAATTGGTACATTAGCTAGATATGCTGGATGGCTCGTTCAAGCAGGGTTTTATGGTAACGAATGTAATAAAATTTATGAATGCATTAATTTAGCAGATATACATACTTGCAATACTGGTGGCCTTGTTGGTTGTGGTGCATTTAATATTACTATTTGCAATAGTAAAAATAAAGCAGATGTTGTTGGACATTTTTCTGGTGGATTAGTTGCTGGATATTCATCTAATGTTACTATCCATAAATGTTCTAATGAAGGTAAAATTATTGGTAAATTTGCTGGTGGTATTTTTGGAAGTTTCACCGATGAAACTAATAATCCATATTCATTACTTAGTTTATTAATTAGCGCAATCACATACACTAAAAATTGTGGTGATATTATTGGCTATGGAGCTGGTGGTTTAGTTGGTGCTGTTTCATTTAATATGAGCATCACTGATTCTGAAAATTATGGTAAAATATTAGGAGATAATACTGGAGGATTTATTGGTGCATTCTCTTTAAATGCTGTTGATTATGAACAAGAAGATATAAATTTTAATAATTTAAAAGTTACTATTAAATCTTCTGTAAATCATTCTGATATTATTGGTAATGGTAGTGGAGGATTTATTGCAGAAAATTCATTTATTAATGTTGTATCTAACTGTATAAATAATGGTGCAATTATTGGTAATGAATCTGGTGGTATTATTGCTAGCAAATCATGTAATTCAATTATATTTAATTGTATAAATAATGGAGAAATTAAAGGTAATAAAGCAGGAGGTTTATTAGGATCTTGTGCGGTTGATGCTAGTAATAATCCTGTCTATGAAATATTTGATTGCACTAATAATGGTGAAATTTGTGGATCAGCTGCTGGAGGAATGGTTGGATTTGGTTCATTCTTTATTAATGTAGCTACTTGCACCAATAATGGTGATATTAATGGTAGCTCTTCTGGTGGTATATTCGGCGGTTTAAGTATTGCCTGCACATTAAAGAACTGTATTAATACAGGTAATATTAATGGACAAAATTCTGGAGGTTTAATTGGAATATTCGATATTGCACCTCTTGGTTCTGATATATCTAATGATCAACGTGTACATATAATTAGCTGTAATAATACAGGTGAAGTAGCTGGTTATAATGCTGGAGGTCTCGTTGGTTTATCTGCTTTAATTTGTATTATCACTAATTCAAATAATAAAGGTAAAATATCTGGTAATCAAGCTGGTGGTATTCTTGGTAGTAATGCTTTAGGATGTCTTATAAAAAATTGCACAAATTCTGGTGATATTTCAGGTGTTGGTGCAGGAGGTATGGCTGGTGCAAATAATGGTTTACCTATAATAATTAATAATAATATACTTTATAATTTTAATTTAGGTAATAAATTTACTTATAATTTAAATTCTGGTAATATTTGCGGAGATAATGCTGGCGGTATTGTTGGAGCTAATTCTAGTTTTGCTATTGTTGAGAACTGCGGTAATACTGGTATTATTTACGGAAACAGCGCTGGCGGTATTATTGGACAAGGAGCTATTAGTTCAAATCCAGAAATAGTACCATATAGTGAAACAGATTATCCTGATCCTTCATTTAATTTACCTATTGCTAGTTTCTGCGTTAATAGTGGTGATATCAATGGTAATGGTGCAGGTGGTATTTATGGATCAAATGCATCTTGTCAAGATGGTAGTGGAAATTATGTTATTGTAGCTTGTTGTTATAATTCTGGAGCTATAAATGGTAATTTTGCTGGAGGATATTTTGGCTCAAATTGTAGCAATATTGAATTATATAATTCTTTATATAGTACTATTGTTAATTGGACAGGATTACAAGTACAAAGTGATTATGGAACTAATGTATTTTATAATAACCATTCTATATGTGGTTCTGGTTGTGATATACTCGATGTTCAAGTCAATAATTCATTACCACCTCCTCAACCTCCTTACGTTTAAAAAATTATGCGTCTTTAATTTATTTTATATATAATTAAATATTATTATATATTATAATGTGTTTTTCTAAAAATTTATAGTTAACTTCTTTTTTATTTGGAATATTTTATTTATTGCGATCTAAATTGTACATCAGGATTAAATAATTTTGCAAGTGTTGTTGGACCTCTATTCAATCATCTGCAACCATTTTTTTATTATTTTTTGCTAATTTATTTTTAGATTATTCTAATATTATTCCTACTAATATTGTTATTTCTGCTAATATTATATATATTATATATATTCTTTATAAATATTATAAATACATAAATGAAAATTCAAATTTATGTGTTAAATTAAATGATGAAAATCATCTTAATTAGATATAGAAAAAAGATTTTAATTACAATTTTTATTTTATTATTAGTTTTATTAATATTGTTAATTATTATAAAAATTATAATTTAATTCTTACTGTTATTATTAGCTATTCATTTTTAATTATTGGTATCCTTGAATTTCATAAAAATATTGGTGAAATTTGGTGTTTGGCTGTTACATCTGTTCCTCTTTTAATTTTATTATTAGAAAAATATTTTTTATAAATTATCTTGTTTTTATTAAATTTTATATAAAAAAAATATAAAATATTATTTATATATAATGTCAAATTATTATGAAAAATATTTAAAATATAAAAATAAATATTTAAATTTACAAAATGAAATGTATGGTTCATCGCGAAGTTATGCAGAAATAATAAGAGAAAGAAGACATGATGAAGCAATTTTAAATTATGCTAAAGGATTATGTGATAATGATAATAAAAATAATAAAGATAAAAAAGATTGTAATAATCCTGATATATTTGAATATTATAAATATTTAGCTAATTATAATAATTACTTACATAGATATAATAAATATGTTGAAGAAGGGACCAAGAGATATAATGATCATCTAAAAAAATTTAATGAAGAAATTAATCATGCAATTGAACTTAATAAAAAAAAAAAAGAAGAATATGATAAGTATAAAGGTGTGAGTAATTTACTTACTAATATACAAGTATTCTCTGATAAACAATGTGTTGAATGTAAAAACGAAGAATTATATTACAAAGATAAAAACTATTTAAATTATATTTTAAGAAAATCTAATGGAAGCAATGTTGATTATTACAATATATTAAAGTATTTTAAAGGAGAAATTAAACATCCAGGAGAACTTGAAAAATATATAGGTCGGTTATCAAAACCAGAAGATCTAAAATCATTAGAAGAATTTTTAAAAGATAAAGTTAAACAAAATGAACCTGTTAAACCAAATGAACCTGTTAAACCAAATGAACCTGTTAAACCAAATGAACCTGTTAAACCAAATGAACCTGTTTAACTTGCTATAAATTTTTAATTAATAAAATATAATTATATTTTATTAATATATATTAATATAATAAAAAATATGTCTGTTGATTATAAAACTTTGTTCCAATTAAAAGATAATTTTACTAAAGATCAACTTAAATTAGCTTTTCTTAAAAAAGTAGATCAAATTAATTCTAATAATAATCTAAGTAATATTGATAAAAAATTTTGGTTAGAACAACTTAATAAAATGTATATTGAAGGAAAAAATGATTTATTACACAAACAAAATAATTTATTAAATCCTATTAATATTTTTGATACAAATTTTAATAATAAACTTTTTAATTTTAATGATATGTATTCTAATCATATTAATAATATTAACAATATGTTTTCATCATTTGATAAATTAGATAAAAATATTAATTCAAATAATACAGGTTATTATAAAAGTTATAAATCAGTTATTGGCAATGATGGTGTTAGATATGTTCAAGAAATTAATAAAACTGTAAATAATGATAAAGTTGATTCTAAAATTAATACTTATAAAATTGATAAAAATGGCAATAAAGTTTATTTAGATCCTAAAGAAATTAAACAAATCATGTAAATTTATTATAATATTATTTTTTTATGTTTAAAAATAATTATTTTTTTATAAAATTCATTTATAATATATTATGGATTTTCTTGGAACATTAAATAACCTTAAAACTGGAATTACTGAAATTATTAAAGAAATTAATTCTCTAAAAAATATTCATACAATAACACTAACTCAATTACCTACTTATATGGAATCTGTTATTGCTTTACAAAATTCTATTGAAAATTTATATTCTATACTCATATTTGAAATACCTCCACAACATGAATTAAGACTTGTTTTACTTAAAACATTAGATATTGAAATTAATTCTCTTAGTAAAATTCTTAAATATTGCTTAAATTGGCATGATAATTTAACTAGTAATGCTTGTTGCTATGTATATAGAATTAAAACTATAATCGTTGATCAACCAACATCTATAGAAAAAAAATTAACTATTGGATTTGAAAAAATTATACCATTGATTAAAGATATGATTAAATTAGAACATGATATACTTGGTACTGCTATTCGTATTAAACATCCTATACTTAAAAGAGCTTGGGTTAATGTTGGTGGTAATCAATTAAATGATAATGATATATCTGTTAATATGTTAAGTCAATCTTTATATGTTATGCTTAAAAAAGAAGAAAATGGTAATCTTAAACGTGAAGAATATTGTAAAAAAATGATTGAAAATTTTATTAGATATATTGATACTCTAGCTGGAACTTCATCTGACTCTAGAATTAGTATAACTGAATTATGCGAATTTAAAACTACGCCTGAAAACTCGTTATCAGTTAAAGCTTTATTAGGTATCGTTAAACAACCTAATGATGAAATATTTAAACAAATTAATATACCATTTGAATCACCTGTTAAAATTAATCATACTCATCCCATTTTAGAAACTAAATTTAGAGGATATGGTTGTGACTGGCCTACTCAAGTTGCATGCGAATTTGTTGTTCCTAATATCTCTACTGAAGATTCTTCAGATGAATTAACATTCTTTGGTATTAATGTTATTTGTAATGCTATTGATCAAGGATTTGGTGGAACTGGACATGCGCAAGTTAGATTCCAAGTTAATGAAGAAGCTTCTATACCGGCTTTCTCTATCTGGAGAGATAAAGTACCTGATAATATTTATAAATTTACTATCGGACCTGATAAAGTTAAAATTGGAGATACTGTAAAAATTTGGTTAGCATGTCCTCCTTGGAATGCATGGTGTATGACTTTAAATTCTATTAAAGCATCGGCTGTTTTTGCATAAATAATAATTTATAATTATAAATTTTATTAATTATAAATTTTGTTAATTATAAATTTTGTAAATTATAATTATTATGATATATTATACTATAAAAGATAAAACTGATGGTTTTGGTGCTCAATATCATGCAATTTTATCAGGAATAGCATTTTCTAAATATAATAATTATATTTATTTACATACACCATTTATAATTATAGCACATAATTTAGATGCAAATAAACTAAATAAATTTATTGGTATTAATAATGATTATTTAATTAAAAATAATTTATTACCATCTAAATATGACAAAATAATTAATAAGAAATTTTCTAAAGAAGTTCATTTTAGTAATAATCCAAGTTTATATTATACAGAGGAAACACTAAAAATCATAAGAGATTTCTATTATAATACTGAAAAAAAGATTATCAATAATATTGATATTGCAATACATATTCGTAGAGGAGATGTTAATAAAAAAAATATACGTTTTACAAATAATAATATTTATTTTAAATTAATAAATCAACTTATAAAAAAATATCCACATTATAAAATTACTATATTTTCTCAAGGAAAATATCAAGATTTTAGTGATCTTGGATTAAATGAAACGAATTTTAAATTAAATATAGATATAATGGAAACATTCCATAGCTTAGTTTCTGCTAAAATATTAGTTATATCTAAAAGTAGTTTCTCATATAGTGCAGCTCTACTTAATACAAATATTATATATTATTTAGAAGATTTTATTAATTGGTGGCATAAACCATTAAATAATTGGGTAAATGTAAATACTTTATTATAAATTTTATATAACCGCTAATTTAATATATAAATAATTATATATTAAAAAATATTTAAGATAATATCTCTAAATATTTTTTGTAATATAATATTGATTATGTTTATTTATTAATTTTTCATATTCAGTATAATTGCAATTTTTAAGATATTTGTATATTTTTGCAATGTTATTTTCAGGATCTAATGTTTCACATAATAAATTATTTACTAGCATTTTATCGTAATTTTCCATCAATATATTGTATAATACTTCTCCATTGTATTTAACTTCATATATACTATCAAAATGTCCTACAAATTTACATGCTTCTATCATTTTACCTTTGTAAAATAATTTATGATTTTTTGTTAATAACGTTGTTTTTGATGGAACATTATTATATAAAGCATCTTTATCGAAACAAACTACATGCTTTTCTAATGAAATTGTTTTGATTATATTGATTATTTTTTTATTGCGAATTGTATGAATATCCGGAATTATTGTTTCTATTGGAATATCACCTTGATCTGTTGTTATAAGAGTTCCTGCTGGAAAACAAATATTAGATATAATGTTACTTAATGGTTTAACTCCATATGATAACATCATTGAATTCGCATCATTGTGTGGTAAGAAATGACAATGTATTACTGCTGAAATATTTGGAATATATGGAGAGCTAGTTGTTTCATCAGAAGAATAATAAGGCCATGTAATAGCAAAAGATAAAGATTGTTGGGGGCCAATTTGATATATATCACGACTATATGTATGCGTTAAACCAACATTTGGTTCAATTCCTGGACTTCCTGTAGCACTATTTATTTTTGATAATGCTTTATAAGAAAATCCAGATGTAAGATGAAAATGAAGAGGATGTGAATCTCCTATATCTGCATTTAGATATGTCCAAATTTCTGTTGATCTTAATTTTGTAGAAAATGATGTTAAATTATCATTCGAAAATCCGTCATATAAACCAATATAGGTTTGATTTGGAGAAATAATTAATTGTGCATCTCGTCTAGGACAAAGAATGGGATTTTGTATATCTAGAGCATCAGTTGCATAATAGGGATACCATGCTTGAATATAATTATCATAAACTCCATATAGATTCTCTTCATCACATGGAGTATCTACGCCACAACATGGTCCAGAACCAGGTGTAGGAGGAGTTAAATTTTTACCACCCATCATTGTTTTACCCATCATTTGTAATATAGCCCAGCGACCAACTAAACGTATATAATAATTAGAATTATTTTTTGTTTTGATAATAGCAGATTTAAGATATTTCGTACTTCCATCGAGTAAATCAATTCCATATGGAAAAAATGACCAATCAAATGATAGTATTTCAGATGCTTTAATTATTTCTTCTTTAATTGTAATATTTATTCCAATCAAACTACTATTTAATAAATCAATCCATTCTTGAATGTTTAAATTAATAACTTGAGGTGTTGGAGGTAGAGTTATAGTAACACTAAATAATGGTTCAGATATAACATCTCCATATGATATACTATTTTCAAATAATTGAATTGTATAATTATCATTTGATATCATTGATATATTTATATAATTATCATTTGTCGGTGTAACTCTAAAATCAGATGTTGGAAGTATACTTGGTTTATAATTATTGGGTGAATTGCTATATTTAATGAGTGCATCCTCTAAATCAAGTTCTTCTGAATTCCATAAATCAGCATAAATACGATTTACATCACAACAATATTCAGTTATTCCATTAACATTATTACCATTCATATCTACTATATAAGAATTTCCAGAATCACCATTTATATAGTTAATATCACTTTCTCCCCAAAGACATATAGTACGTGATGGAGTTTCTGATGTTACATTTGGTATATTATAATAATATTTTGGATTTAATTTATTAATATAATAATTTTTATTACAAGGTGGAATTCCTTTTATATAAATAATATTATCTATAATAGATAATATATTATCCATTGAAACATCATTATTATTAGAAACATTATTTATATATAAAAATGGACGTATTAAATTTGTATTCGGAATAGGATAATGACCATTAACCATTGTTTCACTTATTTGTGTAATAAAATTTATATTAGGATATCTTAAACTACTAGGTATTTCTTGTGGATTACTTGGATCAGAATCTGGAATTGGACTAGGAAATGGAGTAGCTGATGATTGTGAAAAATCAGGAAAAATACCTGTTGTTGGATCTATTAATCCTAAATTCTCAGTTAAATCATAATCGTAAAAAAATAAATAAGCGTTTCCTATAATAGTTAAATCTACTAGAATAGATATCCGTCCACCTACTGGTATAAATTGTATAGTAGTTTCTACTGGTGCACAAAGTCCCTGATCTGTTTGAATAACATAAAATGATATAATATTTTTATCACTATCACATACACCTAAATAAAATACACGCCAGTTTCCACTTGAATTCAAAATATCAATTTTTACTACGTTTTTATTCGTATTATGATTAAGAATATTCGTAAAAGGTACAGATGTGTTTGGATCAGTATACCATTGAACGCAAGATATTCCATTCACAATTGTAAAACATGATCTGTTTACATCTACTGGTATATTTGAAAATGTTTGACATCCGCTTGCATCTAAATCCATATCAATACATATAAGTGGAACATGATTGTCACCATATATAAATAAATCATTTAATGGTTTAGATATAGCATCTGTAATAAATAATAATCCAGCCATTCCAGCATAAACTAATTCAACCGAACGAAACATACTATGTGAATGATACCAAGTTAATGCTGAATTATTTTTTATCATTGGAAACTGAATATTTATATTATTTCCTAATGATGTACTCGGACCAAATGTTCCAAAAGATGATGAACCATCAACTAAACCTGTATTTACTAAACCATGAAAATGTAAATTAGTTGTAAATTTTGTATTATTTAAAAAATTAATCATTGGTGCACTTCCTTGTGGAAATAATAATGGCGGTAGTCCATATGATATACTGTTAATTAATATATCATTAATATATACAATACTTCCAAAAATTGGATTATATCGTTCATCATTTCCACATAATTCTGCATCCGCAGAAAATCTATATCTTGTATTTATAATTTCTATTGTTATTTTATCATTTGAAGAAATTTGCGAAAAATCTGTAAGAGAATATATTTGTAAATCTGGCATATTTAATTTTATAATATATATTTACATTATAAAAAATTTATTAGACATTTGTAAAATTAGCATTTTAATTATTAAATTTTTACTTACAAATATTTTTCTATATCATTAGATATATTTATTAAAATATTTATAATTTTTTGTTTACTGTTTTTATTTATTATATTTTTATATGATCGGTAATTTTTTATTCTTTCTTTCATTTCTATCGTTAAATAATTAAATGGATAATTATTTTGTATTGCTTTTAATGCTATTGATACATTATTTTTTAATTCAATTGATGCAAATTGATATGCATTACCATTATTTAATAATCCTAATTTTACTATTTCAATATTATTTTGTAATCTGGGTGATGCATACGCTAAAGAATAACTATTATTTTTTATACAATATTTTACTAGTTCTATGTTATCTTGAAATCTATATGATGCAAATTCTAATGCCATGCTGTTTCTATTTATCGCTTTAATTACAATATTATAATCATCTCGTAATTCATATGATACATATTCTAGTGATAATCCATTGTTTTCTATAGCTTGATTGACAATAATTTTATTGTTTTTTAATCTATCTGATGCGTAACCTAATGATAAACCATCATTTATTACTGCTGATAAAACTATTATTTCATTGTCTTTTAATCTTTCTGATACTATTTCTAAAGCATGTGGTTCATTTTGTATAGCAATTGATACTACTTCTTCATCATCTAAAAATTCTTCGGATACTAAATCTATTGCATAACCTTTATTTAATACTGCTAATAATACTAGTTTTTTGTTATTTTTGTATATTTCTGGTAAATATTCAATAGAATAACCATTCATTAATATAGATTCTATTGCTATTGATATATTATTTCTTAACTCATTTGATATATATTGAATTGGTAATGAATCATCACATTTACATTTACTATTTTTTAAAGCTGTTAACGCTATTGTAAGATTATTTTTTAAATCTTCTGATGCATATTCTAATGCACAACCATGTTCTTTAACTGCTTCTAATACGATAGAATAATTATTTTTTAACTCATTAGATGCATATTTTAATGCTAATCCATTATTTGATACTGCCTTATATACTATTATATAATCATTTCTAAATTTTTCAGATGCATATAATAATGCTATTCCATTATTATTTATAGCTGTATTTACTATATTACAATCATTCCGTAATTCCATTGATGCAAATTGTAATGCATAACCATTTTGAGATACAGCTATATTTACTATTTCACTATTATTTTTAATATTATCTGGTAAATATTCTAGTAATAAACCATTTTTTAAAATAAATAATTTTATAATTTTATCATAATTTATATTATTAATTTCATTTGTATTATCATATAAATCTTCTAACTTTCTTTTTAAACAAATAGAATTAATTAATGATGACATTATAACTTCCCTTTAACTTTATTTATATATTTTTCAATTTTTTTTAATTTTTAATTGAAATATAATTCAGGCTATAACTTAAATTATAATTTAATTTAAGCTTATAATAAAAATTAATTATTAAATTTTATTGTTACATTTCTTCTACCAGTATATAATGGTATTAATGAAACTACTCCATTTGCATTTATATATTCACCAGTGCCTGATATAATTGTTGATTTAGCTTCCACACCAATCGGATAATAAACACTTGGTTTATCTGTAATAAAGTTGTATTTCCAATCAATTGTTCCTTCACCATCAATAAAATATGTATTATTTATTTTAACAATATATTTATTTGTTCCAATTTGTTGTAATATGTCATCACTTGATTTATAACCTATTTTAATACCATTCTTATCATAAATTGGTGTTGTTATAAAAACATGTTCAATTAATTTTGTTGGAGATGGATTTACAATAACTTTTTTAGAAAAAAATTCAGGATCATTTATGTCAAAATAAAATGATAATTTTGAGCACTTACAATTACACATATTATAAATTATTTTATATTTTAAATTTTAACTTATAGATAAATTATTTTAAATTATTTTATATTTTAAATATAAATATTTTTCTAGTTTATAATAATATTTTTTTTTATTATATTATTTTATTCATAATGAGTTATTCACAATTAAATCAAGATATAGAGGTTTTAAAATTTTATAATTATAAATTAAATGGATTTTTTATTGAAATTGGCGCAAGTGATGGTATTGAATTATCCAACACTTATTTATTAGAAAAAGATTATAATTGGAAAGGAATTTGTGTAGAACCAATACCTGAAAAATTTAAATTATTATGTAATAATAGACCAAATTCTATATGTTGTAGTGATGCTGTTTATAATGAAAGTAATAAACAAGTTATTTTTGATATTTCAAATTCTTCTGATTTATTTTCAGGTATTAGTAAGAACATTGCTTGTCATAAAAATATTGTAGATTCTGATAAAACTCAAATTATAGTTAATACAATTACATTAAATGATTTATTAGAAAAATATAATGCTCCATCTTTTATTGATTATCTTTCATTGGATACTGAAGGTAGTGAATTAGAAATATTGAAATCTGTAGATTATAATAAATATATTTTTGGAGTAATAGATATTGAACATAATTATCTAGAACCATTTAGAACATCAATTAGAGAATTATTAACTTCAAATGGATATGAATATATAAAAGAAAATCAATGGGATGATTCTTATATGCATAAATCTATTTTCTCTAAATTAATTTATTACTATCATAATGATTATACTAAACCTATTACAATTATAATTAATAAGCAAACAAATTCTGTAAAAGTATCTTCTTCTTATTGGAATGATGATTTTGGAACATTGAATAATGATGAAATTACATTTAATATTTTGGGTACAGGTAAAATACATCCAAAATGTTTATTATTCAATTATGATAATTTTTGGCATATAGATTTACGAAAATAATTAAATAATATATAAGTAAATTATATATTACATAAATAAATTATATACTACACGTATAACACAAATTATTTTTTTTTATAAATTTCCATCCTTCAGATAAATGATTTGTACCGTTTTTTTTCCAATCACTAAATTTAATACAATCTATTTTTCCATCACTAGTTGAATAATACAATTTATCTATTTCTATCTCCTTATTTTTAGATAGAAATAATGTACAATTGTAACATGGTGCTGAATTACACAATGTACCCGATTTATTAGTACGAATTACTATTAAATTCATTTTATTTGTTTTAATTTCTTTACGTTTAATAAATTTACTCATCTTAATATATGCATCAATTTCTGCATGTATTTTAATTCTCATCTTTCCATAATTTATATCTGATAAATTCATACCAGTTATAATTTTACTATAATTAGATTCATAAAAAACACTGCCGTTTTTTTATTATAGATGGAACAAATGCCGCAATATGCATGTTCTTCTCAATTATATTATTTTTGTGTCTTTTAGATATCAAATAATTAATAAATGGAGTTTCTTCTGTCAACAACATTTCTATAATATTTATTATATTTAATAACTTTTAAATATTATATTTTCAATTTTTAAATGTTATATTTTCAATTTTTAAATATTATATTTTAATTTTAATTTACAAATTAATTTATTTTTTTCCTTTTATTATTAACTTTATTTTTATTATTACTTTTATTTAACATACTTTCTATACCCATTGAATAGGCATAGGGAGCATTTCCATCCTCGCCTTTACTATCATTATTTGCATCCCATATCATCACTCCTTCTAAATTATTTTCAATTACATAACTTGTTAAATCTAAAGCATTTTGTAAACTTAATATATGTCCACTGTCATCTGCTCCTGGCATTAAACCTAATATTATCTTGTTAGGACTAACAAACCAACTACTTATGTAAAAATTTAAATCATATAATATTTGCTCATAATATGTTGATCCAGACTCTATCCATAAATCATACTCCATCGGTTGCCATGCATTTATACTTCCTATCGTTAAATTTAATAAATTTTGTTGATAACATCCTGTACCCCATGCTTGTGCTGGTGTAGTTAAACTTATGTATAATCCTGAATTTATACCCCTTAATGTGTTTATTAAAGATCCAGTTTGATTTGCAAAATCATTTGGTACATTGCCAAAATAATCTTCCACATCAAAATCTACTCCGTCAAATCCACACTTTATTAACACTTGATTTATATTGTTTGCTAAATCTCCTGGCTTCGAATATAAATCTGATCCATTAAATGGATAAGTTGCTCCTCCTACTGATAAACTTATTTTACCACCATGAGAATGAACTAAATTAGTTATTTGTTGTACTTCCTCCATAGAAACATTTCCAAAACCTGGTATGTAATCAGTTGATGAAAAATTAAAACTAGCAAATGCTAAAACTACTCTTGTGTTATTTTGTAATACTGATTTATCTATCATTTCTTGAACTTGTTCTAATGGATCTCTGTCCCATGTTGTAATGTATGTTGTATAACTTAACATTATATTATATCTTATATATTAACATCCCTTTTAAATATTTTAATTAAACTAATTATTTATTAGTATTATTCTATTAAATTTCCATTTATATATAATTTACTCTCTTTATAATTTTTATAATAAAAATCAAAACAACTTATTTCTTTATCACTCGAATATGTAGGTATATTTTCACTTATAGAAAAAGACATTATACCTACATATATTTTACTAATTTTAGGAAAATTTCTTTTATTTCTATATTTATTTAATCCATCTATTATAATTGGTATAATTTCATCATCTAATCCTTCATGATCATCTGATATATAATTAGTTGTATATTTACCATAATATGTTTTCTTATTATTTCCTATTCTATAAATAAAAGTAATAAATGGCATATATTACTTTTTTATAAATATACATTTAATTTATTTTAATTTATTTTAATTTATTTTAATTTATTTTATAAAAAATTGAAATTTATATTTTATAAATACATATATAATCTTATTATTTAAATATGACTGATTTTGTTTCTTCAAATAAATTTGTCATACTTATTAGCCAAGATGGTGATCAATTTGAAATTAATTCTAATATTGCTAAACAATCAAATTTATTAAATAATATGATAGATGAATCAGATGATAATGAAGATGATAAACAAGAAATTCCTATTCTAAATATTTTAAGTAATACTCTTTCTAAAGTTATAGAGTTTATGAACCATTATCATATTGAACCAATGACTGAAATTCCTAAACCAATACCTGAAAATGATATTACTAAAGTAGTTTCAAAATGGTATGCTGAATTTGTTGATTTAGATAATAATACTCTTTTTGAACTAATTAATGCTGCTAATTATTTAGATATTACTTCTCTTCTAAATCTTACATGCGCAGCTGTTGCTTTGAAAATTAAAGGTAAAACTCCTGAAGAAATTTGCCAAACTTTTGGTATTGAGTCAAATAATATTTCTGTTTCTCCAGAAGAAGAAGCAAAAATTAGAGAAGAAAATCTTTGGTGTGAAGAAGCTTAAATATATTTTTTTATTTATTATAATAATAATAATAATAATAATTTTTTAATTTTACAGCAAGGTAAATTATTAATCGCTTGAAACATTCCATAGTATATCATCATTTTTACTATATTTCTTTACCCAAGGCCATATTAATGAATCATAATTATCTACACTCTTGTAATATTTTTTATAATCATTTGAAAATATTATATCTTTTATATAATAATCTTTATTATTATTTAATATAGTTATATTATTTTTATTTACCCATTGTAATACTTTATTATAATATTTTCCTCCTCCAGTTAAATATATGCAAAATTTTGCTTTTTTAAATACTTTATGTAATGCTTGAACTATTCCACCTGATCCACTTACACACCATATTGTACCATTATATGTATTTATATCTATTTTTAATTTAGCAGTTTTTTTTATTGCTTCTATTATCTGTTTATGTAATAATTCTATCATTATACCTTCTTCATCATTTAAACCCATCGGTACTATATAATAATTCGGTTTTGTAAGCCAATTCTCACGATTTTTAGTTGGTATTGTAGAATAATCATATTCTAACTCTTTGGCTGTTCGGTAATTTTCACATAAATATATATCGCTTTCTAATAATTGTAGTGTTATTATCTGTCTGGAATTTATTATATCTTCATATAGTGATCTTTCTTTCATCCCATTCTTCATTTCTGATAAAAATACCTTGCTTTTTAAACCTAGTTTATGTGCAGCATATGCTGTCGCTACTGCACCAAAACCATTATAAGCTCCAGCATATACTAATGTTTTTATTTCTTTATTTTTACTTTGTATTTTTTCAATAAATTTTGTAGCTACACGCTGTTTTGTACCAGATAGTAATAAACCTTCTTGAACTAATAATATTTTTTTATTATCTAATTCTAATTCTATTACTGTTAATTTGGGATTTATTTCTTGATTTTTTATTTTCTTTTTAATTTCTTTTACTTCTTTATTATCTTTTATAATTTTATTATCTAATAATTTAATTTTACCATTTTCTTTTATTTTTATAAAAATTATATAACTCTTTATCTTTTCAGAATAAATATGTATATCTCCTAAATATTTTAATTTAGATATATTATTCATTTTATTAAAAAATGTCTTATAATTTATTCCTCCTAAATATAAAACTAATACACCATTGACTTTTAACTTATTTGTTGCTAAATTTATTACATGTATTAAAAAATAATCTTCCCATTCACTATATTTATTATATACCATTATACTTTGATTGTCATCTTTTGTATATGTTTCTATATTAAAAAAAGGAGGACTCCAAAATATCATGTCTATATCATTTTCAAAATTATTATATTCTACTTGTTCAGCACCTGAATTTATTAAAAAATATTTATTTTTATTTTTCTTTTCACATAAATCTTCTATCATTTTATTATAACCTTTAAATAATGATTTATTTGGATCTATTCCAATATATAATTCTATATCATCTTGTTTAGATATTGATGCTAATAATCGATCTCCCCATCCAGATGATAAATCTATTATTTTTTTAGCACCAAATAAATTTATAAATAATTTGAATAGATATGGTTTATATACTGTACAATATTTGTTATCCTCATACATTATATTTTGTAAATATATTGTATTAATTGCTTTCTTAAAATCTTCATCATTGTTTTTAAACTCTAACTTATTAATTTTTAAACCATATTCATAATATTTTTTCAAATTTTCAAAATATTTTCGTAATATCTTATGATAATTTTTTTCATAATATTTTATTGGAATATCGTGTTTTAATACTTCACAAGACATTCTATCTTTATTAGTATAAAAATCTGAAAGTGAACATATATTTATATAATTTTTTTTATAATCATAATCATTTATTACTAAATTAAAATTTAAAAATTTTTTTAAATTATTTTTTATTAATATTTTTTTTGTTTCAGTTATATTAATAAAATTTATCAAATTATTTAAATTATACTTTTTTAAAATATGAATATTTTCAGGTTTCTCATATAAAAAATATTTTTGTTCACTTTTTAAATTATTATAACATAATTTTACATCATCTTCATTATATTTGACTAGTGGTAATGTTTTCTTATAATAATTAAATAAACCTTTTATATAACTATTTTTATCATCTTCTCTTAAATTATTAAATTTATTATTATTATATGTTGCATTAATTATATTTTCTTTATTATTATAAACAGAAATATACATCTAAATATTATAATATAATATAATACTACAAATATTTTTTATCAAATATAATAAAATAACTGATATTGATTTGTTAAAGAATTATCTACTAAAATTATTTGTTGATTATTCGTATAATTATAAATTATACTGTTTGGTAAATATTCAATAAATTGATTATCAGTATATTGTTTACCACTTAAATAATTAATTTGTGGATATGTATATTCACAATTATCATGAATAACTATTTCATTATTTCTATTTACATTATTAATTTGTGGATTAATTTTATTATTTTTATTATTTTTATTTCTATTTATATTATTAATTTGTGGATTAATTTTGTTATTATTTTTTTTTTTTATTTTTTTTAAATTTTTTATTTTATTTATTAAATTT